AGAGCGGTATGGTATTTCCGAAGCGATGATGACCGGTGATTACACCGCAGATCAGCATAGCGCTTTTTATCAAACATGTCTGGAAGATTTTGCTACAGAATTTGAACAGGCCATGTCCTCCTGCTTATTTACCCAACGGGAACAGGATGTGGGGCATCATTTACGGTGCTATCTCAGTCGGACCGAATTTATGAATACGCAGCAAAAAATCGAACTGGCTACGTTAGGAACGAATACAGGACTGTTTACTTTTAACCAGATCTTAGACATGTTTGGATATGAGCCGCAGCCAGATGGAGATCGTAAGATACAATCCTTGAATTATGCCAGTACAGAAATTGTGGATGGGTATCAGCTGAATATGGCAAAAGGTACTAAAGGAATGCCGAAAGGAGAAGGGAAAAATGGGGAATAAAAATAGTAAAATTGATACAGCAAAAATAGTTACCCGGTGTTTCGCTGTCCGAGACTTCAGGGCCGCATCTGCTATTAGTAAAAAGGACGACGATGGGGATTCAGATGAGAGAGAATTATCCGGACATGCGGCTGTATTCGATTCTGTAACGTCTATTGGGGGGTGGTGGAATGAAATTATTGCCAGAGGGGCGTTTGACACCTGCGATTTTGACGATGTGTTGTTTTTTGTGAATCATATGCAAAATAAAATTCCATTGGCCCGCAGTCGTCGGAATAATGGAAATAGTACGATGCAATTATCAATTGATGATGTCGGGCTTTTCATGAATGCGCGGATTGATACGACGAATAACAATGAAGCATCCGCGTTGTATTCTGCGATTAATAGAGGGGATATATCGGGTATGAGCTTTTGCTTTTGTGTATCCGATGATAGTTGGACAGGATTGGATACCGATACACCGACGCGCACGATTAATGCTATTTCAAAAGTGTTTGAAGTGTCGGCTGTAAATGAGCCGGCATATGATTTAACGGATATTTCCGCTCGTGACAAACAAGCATTGGAGAATGCCAAACAGGCGTTGGAGAACGTCCGGTCACAGGAATTGGAGAATTCTAAACGGGCGAAGGAAATAAATATGCTAAAAATTAAAAATAAAATTTTAGGAGGAATATAAGAATGGAAATGAGAAAACAGTTGGAAAAAATGTTGAAAGCAAAAGAGGAAGCGCGACAGGCATTGGTTAACCAGTCTGAAAAATCTGAAAATGTGGAAGAATTGCGCTCGCTGCAGAAACAAATTGAAACTTCAAATGCCGAAATTGCCGAGCTTCGTACCATGATTGCCAATTGCGATCAGCCGGCTCCGACGGCGGAACCACCCGCAGGTGAACCCCAAAATACATCAGATGACAATGACACAAATCAACGTTCTAAAACAGCTCAGCAGGTGATGAATCAGTCAAATAATCAGCCGCAGAATCGTAGCTATGCTCCTGGAAAAGGATTTCATGCTTTGGCAGAAGGCGCACAGCAGATTGAAGATCGGCAGCAGGTACAACAAGCCAAGGAAGACCGTGGGAAAGCATTAAAAGAAGGACGTTCTGTAACCGTTGCTAATTCTAGCATTGTATTGCCGCAGACATTTGCGACGGCCATTAATGGTACATTCTTGCAGGTATCAAGCCTGATTGATGGTGTAGATCAATTACCTATTAATGGCGGTGAATCCTATTCTGAATCGTACGAAATTACAACGCCGGATGGCGCGTACACGTTGGAAGGTGCGGATCCGGCAGATACGGACGTTACATTTGGTCATGCTGATATTTTAAAAGCCAAGGTGACGTCATATAGCGAAATTACGGAAGAAATTACCAAACTTGCCGCTGTTCCATATGAAGATAGCGTCATGAAAGGTATTACGCGTTCCGTTCGTAAGAAACTTGCTAAAGAAATTATGATCGGTGATGGCGCTGCCAATCATTTAGCCGGTATCTTCTCTACGGCAGCTACAGCAATTGATGCTACGACAGATTTGACTATCTCCGCAATCGATAACACTACGCTCGACAACATTATATATAGTTACGGCGGCAGTGAAGCTGTTGAAGGTCAAGCGGCACTTATTTTAAACAAGAAAGATTTGAAAGCATTTGCTGCATTACGTAGCACAGACGGCAAGAAATTCCATACCATTGTTTTAGGGCCTACTGGTGGCTATGGTACGATCGACGGCATTCCGTTCCTTATCAATAGCGCTTGCGGTGTTGCTTCGGCATCTGCGACAGCATCCGGCACATACTGCATGGCATTTGGTGACCTGAAGAATTATCGTATGACCATCTTTTCTGATTTAGAAGTACAACGGTCTACGGACTATAAGTTTAAGGAAGGCATGATTGCACATCGCGGCGTTGCCTTTATTGGCGGTAATGTTGTTGCATATAACGGGTTCTTACGGGTAAAAAAATCGTAACGGCGGTAAGTCCTGAAACGGCAACGGTCAGCATAGCAGCTGCAGCTGACCTTGCATTTACCGTCGCGGCAGCTACAGGGGCAACAGTAAAAACGATAACGAACGCCTCTGCGACTGTTAATGGCAGCAACTATACGTATGCGGCAGGAATACTTACACTGAAATCGGCATATTTGGCAAGTCAAACTGCTGGAACAAAGACATTTACAGTTACCATGAGTGATGGGTCGACGGCGACCTTTACGGTTACTGTCACGGCATAAGTAAACACAGGAGGCAGGGTCATATGCGGTCTTGCCTTTTTGTGAAAGGAGGCATTCTTTATGGCAACGACTACATTGGATTCCGCTGCTTTGGCCCAATTGCTGCATATTGATTCTGAGGAGGAAACGGCAAACGCCATTATATATCAGGGCACAGCGGAACAGTATTTGGTAAATGCGGGGTGTGTACTGGATTATGACGATAGTTTATTTAAGGGATTAGTTATTTCCATGGTTTCTAAATTATTGTCCAATCCGGATCTCCTTACCAGTCTATCAGAAAGTGGCGGATTGACGCTGAATGGTATGATTGCACAATGCCGATTAGCTCAACAGGTAAAAGCGGGAGGTAGTTATTGATGGACACCAAAGCGCAGGAATCAAAAGGAGCCATCCGAGTCGGTGAGTTAAATCATCGACTTTCCATATATAAAAAAAGGACAGCAGATGATGGAATGGGCGGTAAAGAAGATGCGGATCCGCAATTGATTGCGAATGTATGGGCCAAGGTATTGAAACCGAAGTTCTGGACGGGGAACAGCAGTGGCCCGGCTACCGCTATCACACAAGGGTTCTTGATTCGCAATCGTGACGATGTGGGATATGATTGCTATATTACGTACAAAGGGATACCACATAAAATTTTACATATTGATAACAGCGGCACAACCGCCATGACGCTGACCTGTCAGGCGGTGATAACGCATGGGTAGGTATGTCAAAGCCGAGATCAGCACCGGAGTATACAAGGCACTAGCAGATATCCGGCGGTATGATGCGGCTACGCAAGCTGAGATATATGGTACCATGCAGGATAAAACCAAAGAAGTATATACCCATGCGGTACAATTGGCGCCCAGCAAAGCCGGGAATTTAAAAGCGTCTATTAAATATTATGTAAATCGGTCGCAGTCAGGCATCGCGGGAACCGTATACACCAAAGATCCGGTTGCACATCTGGTGGAATTTGGGGCGCGCAGCACTGTGGAAATCCCAATCCGGAAAAAAGCATTGCATCCTGGTGCAGCCGGGTGGTTTATGGCTAAAGCAACCATTCCACGGAGAAGTCCACACCCATTCATGAAACCTGCCATGGATACGGTACGGCCTTCTATTGAATCGGCGATCAAAGAGGCGGTGATTAAACATGCTGATTAATCGAATTCCCTTTAATGCGGTGCAAAAGGGGATATATCAACTTGTAAGCCAAGGACAATCCGTACCGGTTTATGACAGCCTTCCAGAGGGTACGGAAACAATGCCATACATATGGCTGGGGGAATTTCACGGCACGCCGGTAGATCGGAATAAAACTCATGCCATGCATGCAATTAGCCAGCAGTTGGATGTGTGGAGTGCGCAGCAGGGAAAAAAAGAAATCAACGGAATTATGGATGACATTGCCTATCTGGTGTCTCGTTATGAATTAGTACTGGACGGATATCGGCAGGTAGGAGCTGCGAATATCCCCTTATATCAGGCCGTATGTGAAACGTACGCAGATCAAACAAGCGCCTATCATGGCATAGTAATGCTGGAATATTTAATTGAACAAATAGATTAGGAGGTTCTATCTATGGCATTAACAGAACAAAATTTAACGAATTTACCACAAGCGCCTGTGGATACGAAAGCCGTGGCCGGCAAAGACACATTGCTCTATATTGCATTGTCTACCAGTCCGTTAGAATGGCTGCTTGTGGGCGGACAGAAAAACTCAGCGATGAATCAGAAAGCCGATTCACTCGACGGCACGGATAAATCTTCCGGCGGTTGGTCTAAAAAGATTGGCGGTATGAAGTCATGGACGATCGATTATGATGGTCTATTTGTTATTAATGATGAAACGATTGATATTTTAAATTATTGCTTCAGAAATAGCAAGGCGGTATACATTCGGCAGGAATATCCAGATGGGTCATATCGTACGGGGTATGCAAATATCACGTCATTTGATGATAGCCATGCTAGTGATGCAATCAGCACCATTAAAATTACGTTGGAAGGATATGGGGCTATTTCGGATGTGCAAGTGACGACAGACGCAGCGATCGCTACGCCTACTCTTACGGTGGTTAAAGCAGCAACCGTAGATAAGACGGTAAGTGTAACACCCGCAGACTGCACGATTCGAGCGCTGACAGATGCGGCAGAGAACCCTCTGATTGCGAATACAGATTACACGTTTGCAGGAGGAACCCTGACAATTAAAGGGACCTATTTAGCTAAATTGGATGTGGGATCGCATATGTTAACCGCCAAATTTGCAACAGGAACGATCGCAATTACAATCACAATTACGGCTGCATAATAAAAATAAAAAGTGGGCATCGGTCTTATCCGGTGCCCGTTATTTTAAAAGGAGATAGGCGACATGAAAAATATTAAACAAATTAAAATAGGCAATGAAACGCATGACCTGTATTTTACCATTGGTGATTTGAGAAAAATTGAACGGGAAACAGGCCGATCGCTTGTATCCACGGTATTGGGGAATATGCAGGTAATACGAGCTACTATTGATTTTTTAGTAGCCACACTCAAATATGGGCTGCATGATAAGCTAAGGACGGACGAAGATGTGTATGATTTAATAGATGCCTATTGTGCAGATGGGGAGCATACCATTGATATGTTGGGGGGAGAACTCTTGACAGCCATATATGCCACTAATTTTTTTATCCCAGGCAAGGCAATGGAACAGCTAAAACCTGCCAGCAAAAAGTCGTCCAAAGCATAGAAGAATGGGTGGCTACGGTTGAATGTCTTGCATATGGGCCGTTGCGGTTATTGCCGGATCAGTTTGATGCACTGCAAATGCCAGACTTTTATAAAATGCTAGACGCCTATTTGGAAAACCAGAAGAATAATGACAGAAAAGCGGCATATTACGCAACATGGCTGCTAATACCGTTTAGTGGGAAAGACTTTGACTTTGTAGCGACCTATACAGGTATTTATCAAGGATTGCATCCGGATGAAACCAAACCGCCAAAAGAAGAAAAAGCGGAATTTATGAAGCAGTTCAATTTATAGGAAAGGAGGGACACTATGTCAACTATTGCGGACTTACAAGTAAAGATTGGGGCGGATGGGAGCGGGCTGTCTAAACAATTAAATAAAAGCAAGCAGGAGATCAACCAAACCTTCAATACAAATCCCGTTGATGTGTTTGCTAATTCTGTCGATGGCGTAACCAGTAAACTAAGTGGGATGGTGGGTGGATTTACGAAAATTGCGGCAATCGCCGCTGGCGGCTTTGGATTGTCTTCTATGATAGATAAAGCGGTACAGGCAGGGGACGCCGTTTATCAGCTTACCAGTAAATACCAGATGTCTACGGGGGAAGCGGTACAGATGAACCGTATCCTGAGCCTTACAGGGGGCAGTGTAGATACCGCCGCACGAGCCATCATGCGGATGGATAAATCTTTCACCGGAAATTCTGCGGAAAGTAAAAAGGCGCAGGTTACCTTAGCGGCCTATGGTGTATCTTTGACAGATGCCAGCGGAAAGATGCTGCCTATTAACCAGCAATTAGCGAATATGGCAGCCGGATACCGGGAAGCACAAAAAGACGGTGAAGGACAAGCCTTTATTATGAATACGCTGGGTATTCGGGGTATGGAACTCACCAAGACACTGCAGAATTATAATGAAGCGGCAGCTACGGCGTCAAAAATACAAGGCATAGGGCTCAATCCGCAGGAGATGCACAAAGCATCTCAGGATATGAAACAGATGCAAATGCAATTGGGGCAGTTAGAAATTGCAGCAGGGGCCGCACTAGCCCCCATGGCGACAGAATTACTGCCTGAAATTGTACCATATTTACGGGATTCAGCCAGTTGGATTTCCAAAAACAAGACAGAAATTAGTGAAACAGTGATTGAGGTGGCAAAGCTGGTAGCTGCCTATGAAGCTTGGAAAATAGCAAAATCAGGTATTCGTGCGGTTCAAACAGTTTCTGGTGTGGTTGGCTCTATTGGGGATGCATGGAAAGCAACTGCGCCTAAAACGGTAGATACTGGCAGTCTTACCAAGTCCCAGGAACAGCAGATCAATCGATCTGTTCGAGCTAGTGAAAAAGCATATGACAAAATGCGCCGAGATGCTATAAAAACGGCACAGCAGCAAAACATGTCTGCCGAAGAAAGCGCTGCTTTTTTATCTCAGAAATTCACAGAAATTGGGATTCGATCAACAGAAGAAGCGAATACGATCCGTACCTCTATGACGGAAGCCTTTGCACAGATAAACGTGGCTGCGGGAGAAAGTGCAGCATTGGTTTCCACGTCGGTCGAGAAAATGGCCGCCCCGGCGGTATCCGCCAACGCAGAAAAAATAGCAAGTAATGAAACCGTAATCGCCAGCAATGCTGTAGTTTCAGAATCAGAAACGGCAACAGGTCTAGCCGCCGCGGAATCTGCAGGAGTAAAAAGAGCCGCCGATGCAGAAAAAATAGGTAGCAATGAAGCGGTTATTACCAGCAATACTGCGGTGGGAAATGCGGCCTACGTAACTGGGGAGAAAACTGCAACCGCGAATGTCGTTGCACAAAGCGGGGTTACTAAAACGCAAATAGAAGTTAAAAAATTAGGGATGCAGCATGAAGTTACTGGAGCAAAAGCTAAAATTGGCGGCACAATGATGAGTAATGCGGTGACGCGATTACCAACTATGATTGGCAATGTAACAAATGCACTGTTTGCTATGGCCGGAGGTTGGGTTGGGATTGCCATAGCTGCGGCCATGGCTACCAATGCTGCATACCAATATTTTCATGCTAAAGAGCAGGAGGTTGAAAACGCCACATATGTACTGGATGGAGTTACATATGTAAACAAAGGCGAAGATTTTTATAGGCAAGAAACAAATACAACACCCAGCCCCAATAAAAGCGTAGTGGAAGACCCTACGGGGTCCAGTGTAAGTGCAGCGGCGGATAGCCCTGAAACGGTAGAGGTAGATGGTGACACCAAGGCTGCCCTAAATCAAATGAAATATGATCGGTATGTCAATAGTGCTGAATACCAAAAAGACAAGGCGGATGCGGATATAAAAAAAGCGCAAGATGATTTGGATCGATTGCAGGCTGGTTTTGCCGCTAATGGCCTTGATGAAAACGGGAATGCCATTAAGGGCAGTAAAGATACCTACGGGTCAAAAGAACTCCGGCAGACGGCAGAAGGGTATGCAGAAGCTAATTTGGGCAATCTTAGTATAGGGGACTGTACTATTCTTGTAAAAACGATATGGGGCAGTGCGGGCATCGATACAAGCGGACTGAGTGATGAACTGTATGACGGCGCAGAAACGCATGATCGCTCTGTCACGGGGCGCGGCAGTTGGATTACCACCGCAAAAGCGCGTGGTGCATGGCATGATACAGATGAAAATGGGGCAGGGTACACGGCACAGCAGGGCGATGCTTGGATTACCAATGATGGGAATCACATTATTTTAGATGACGGGCATGGCGGATACTATGCGGCCGGAAGTTCATCCGGTGCGCAACCACAGCATTTTAATGGTGACCCCCGGTCATCTTTTGCCGGAAGTATTATGGGTGTTATCAGTTTATCCCAAATGGCCGGAATGGATGATTCCTCAACGAGTAAGCCTAAGGTTGATTGGGGTAGTAACCAATACTGGCAAGCTGTTAAATCTGCGGCAGATGAATTCAGTGAAAATCCATATGTTGCATTAGCTATGGCCGCCGTGGAATCCGGTGGTGGGGATATAAACGCTGTTAATATGGCTGCCGGCGGCGGTATGTTTCAAATACAAGATGGGAAGCAAGATGCTATTACGTCTGGTGGGCAGCGTGGTTCAGTTGATGAATTATTCCCAGGCTGGGATACTGATATGGGTCAGAATGCTCGGGCGGCAATGGGGGTACTGCGTCGCAAGCAAGACCTTACGGGAACGGCTGCTGTATGGGATAATGTCAAAGCTTATAATGGTGGCGGAGACCCGGATTATCTGGCAAAAGTACAGAAAACATTTTATGGGATTACGGATGATAAAGGTGCGGAAGCTCGTACAAATCGGTTATTGCAGGCCCAACAGAAACTAGCGAAATTAACACAGGAAATTAAAGGAAATCTAGCTGCCGATACGGCGACAACCTACGAACAGGATATATCTAAGATTGCACAAGATTATAAGTCTAAAGTATCTGAATTAAAAGAAGTACGTACTGCTGGGGCGGATACGACCCAGGCCCAAAACCTGCTTGACCAATACAAGGTATCTGAAATTGAAAAAATAACACAGGCATGGCGAGAACGCTGGTCGAAATTGAAGGTGGATTTGGCAAAAACAAACTCCGAAATTTATGGTGATTATACGGATTTGGCTAATGCCGAGTACGATGCCGCTATCTTGGCGATTGACAAAGAACGGGAAGCCAGATTAAAGGAAGTCGAACAAAGCAAGGGCGATATTCAGGCCGCTGTTGCGGTAAATAAATGGGCCACTGCACAGTATATGGCAGAAGCCAAGAAACGTGATGATGCGCTGCGAGACAGTTATAACAAGCAAGTCCAATTTGCCATTAATAACGGGGATTCGTCTGCGTTATATGATTTGACGCATAATCCGGAAAATGTAAGCGCCTATAAGGATGATGCACAATGGGAAGCCAATAAAAAGGCGCTGTCTGAGTATTATGACCTGTGGGAAAAGAGCAATCAAACAATGACGGCTAGGGTGGCATCTGCAGCACAGACATTTGAAGGTGGTTTATCCGGTATCTTCGGTGAATTAGGAACCCAGATTAACAGTGTATCGGATTTGGTCAAGAGTTTTGGAAATCTGGTTCTTTCCACGATCACAAAAATTGTAGCCGAGATGGCAGCATCCAAATTAACACAAGCTATCTTTGGCAATTCGTTGTTGGGATCACGGTCTGGTTCTGGATTAACAAGCCTGATAGGAAATATGTCTGTCTCAAGCTATGGCTCATCTGATAGTTTTGGACTGGGGTCCATACTGGACAGTATGGGTGTATCTATTCCGGCATTTGCTAATGGTGGCGTGATAACGGCCCCTACATTAAGCATGGTAGGCGACGGGGCATCAGACGAAGCTATTCTTCCGCTTAATTCCCATGTGTTTTCCAGTATTGCCAATAATATCAGCAAAAATATGGGTGGTAAATCCAGCGCACCACAGATTAACATTAACAATAACAGCGGGGCACAAGTACGGCTGGATTCCGTACAGCAGGGAGACAATGGGGACACGGCGTTTAATTTTGTTGTCGAGAATGTGCTTAATAATAAGGGCGGTTCGTTATCTGCATTAAAACAAGCGCTGGGGGTGAAATAATATGGCATATTCGTTCCCTACGTTATTACCCGAGCCCGTAGTACCGTATGCTAGTAACTCCGGCGATACGTATTCCTACAAAATGAATGATAGCACAATTTCCACAACTACTGATGCCAATTACGAGGTAACGAGACCGCGGACGACACGTATCATTCATACATTTGTATATACGTGGACCCGTCTGACGGATGCGGAATTTCAAACATTGGCAGACTTTTGGGCAGCGGTACGGACATCTGAAGCATTTAGCTTTTTGAATTATAGTGATGGAAAAAACTATACCGTACGGTTTGCGACGGGGACAACATTTGACTTTAAATATGATTATCCGAATGGCTGGTCAGGAAGCTTAACATTTAAAGAGGTATAATTATGTTAAATTGGCCGCAACTTGCAATCTTGGAAAAAAACAAATTAGCTAGTGATGCCCCCTTTTTGGTATTACTGAAGCTCTCTTATGAAGGTTTAAGTGAGCCCGTTTGTTTAGCACGTAATACAGAAGATGTGACATGGAACGGTATAGTATGGGAAGCGTATCCTATGAATTTTGGGACGAACACAGTAGATGGACAGGAAGAGCCATCCCTACAGGTAACCGTTAGTAATGCTGGCGGACTGCTGCAGAAATATTTGCAGGAACATCAAGGGTTTGGCGGGGCTGAAGTATCAATTTATATTGTACATGCCAGTTATTTGGATAATACGACGCCTTTAGACGAATTTAATTTTCAGATCGGAAATACGTCGTATGATGAGCAATGGATTACATTTAAATTGACATCTTCGTCGGAGATTGTCAATCGGTTTCCGTTTGCTACGTATGCTGCACATTACTGCCCATATAAATTCAAGTCTGTTCGGTGTGGATATAACGGATTAGCGACTGGATGTAATAATACGGCGGATTCATGTCTCATTCCATCACGATTTGGCGGAGAGGAAGGGATGAATAGTGTTTAAATATAACGATTTGGTGGGGGTGCCGTTTCAAGATGGTGGGCGTGGGCCGGATAGCTATGATTGTTGGGGCCTGGCAATAGAAATATTTCACCGGCAAGGCATCACTCTTTCCGATTATTGTATTTCATCCGAAGCTACGGCAAATGTTTCCCTGTTGATGGGGAACGCAATTCACTCTCAATGGAACAGGCTCATTACTCCAAAAGAAGGATGTCTTACCGTTATACGGATGCTTCCTGAAGGATGGGCGAATCATTGCGGCATATATATTGGATCGGGGAAATTTATTCATGCTTATAGCGATGAAACAGGCGTAGTCATTGATCGTATACGACGATGGGGGCCTAGAATTATAGGATATTACTGGCCTATGGAGGCGGCTTATGAAACATGAATTAATGGTTATTCAAACGAATACATTGCAAATTATAGAGATTAAAAATCCGTTTGAGCCTAAAAAAGAAATACGAACAGTCCCTATTACAAACGGGACTGTTTTTTCATATTTGGATCCGAATGAAAAAGATATCTATTATAATGGCATGTATGTTTTGAATCCAGAATCGTTTTATCCGCAAAGTGATGGACAGCTTGTTGTCCTTCCTCAAGTAGGGAAAGGGCTTAAGCAAATTCTTGGATGGACAGCTATGATTGCGCTGACAGTCTGGGCAGGTGGAATTGGAGCCAGTTGGTTTGGTGGTACAAAGGCGATTGGAGCCGTGCTATTGCGAGGACTCGCTTCAGGCGCGGTTATTTACTTAGGTGGACGCATCATTAATAGTGTATTCCACATTGACCAAACGAATCAAAGTTCGGAAACAAATTATGGATGGAACTTACCAACGGTACAAACCACAGAGGGTGGGGTCATTGGCGAAACATTCGGCGAAGTAATGCCAACTCCGCAACTACTCATGGAACATGTAGAAACAAATAATAGTGATGATCAGGATAGCAATGTCCAATATTTAAATTTATTGCTTTGTGGTGGATGGGGGCCAGTGGATAGTATTACAGATTTACGAATTGGTACAACGGGGCTAGAAGATGGCAGTTTTGACGATGTGCAAATTGAAACAAGGCTTGGCACGAATGATCAAAGCCCCATTTCATTTTTTCCGGATTCGGTGCTGGATCAAAATATCGGAATGCAAATTGCGGCCGGTAAAACAATTACACGAACCACCGAAACAAATAAAGCGCAGCGATTAGACGTGACGGTGGAATTTCCCAATGGAATTTTTTACGTGAAAGATAACGGAAGTTATGGAAATCAGAAAGTGAATTTTCGCATTGAATACCGTAAAACAGGAGATACGGACTGGATTAATCCGGTTTCCAATTCCAATTATGTAGCTAATACGTACCAATTGGAAAAGGCGACGGGATCAGCCATATATCGAACGTATACCATTGCAAAAAATCTTCCGGCAGGACAATATGATGTACGTGTGTATGGTGCCAATCTTCCAACAGGGACCCGATACTCTTCGTATATGCAATGGAATACCTTATCTTCTTTTATGTATGATGGGGCAAAGACACATCCAGGGAAAGTGTTGGTGGCGCTGCGCATTAAGGCGACCAATCAGCTATCTGGAAGTTTGCCGGATGTAAACTGGCGGCAATGGCGTAATACCGTGTATGTATGGAATCCGGCTACTTCAGTGTATGAAGAAAAAAGTGCCAGGAATCCAATCTGGGCGGCCTATGCCATTTTACATGGATGTAAGTCACTTAAAAACATTAATACGGGGGCGTTCGAATATGTAGTAGAAGGAAGTGCAGCGAAGAATTTTACACAATATTATGATGAATGGGTGGATGCCGCGGCCTATGCGGATAATCAGATAAGAAATAATGAAGGCGGAACAGAAGCTCGTTTTGAATTCGATGCTTTTTATAATTCGTCTATTTCTCGTTGGCAGGCGGCGCAAAAAGCAGCTGCAGTGGGGCATGCGACTATTTTACGGCACGGCACACAATATGGGATTTCTGTAGATCGTCCGGGATCTATTTGCCAAATTTTTGGCGAAGGGCAAACCACGGTGTCCTCTGTTAAGGGTTCATTTTCATCCATGTCCGATAGAGCTAAGGCCGTAGATCTTATTTACAATGATACAAACAATGACTTTAAAAATACGTCCATGAAGATCTATTCTCCTACGTATGCCAATGACTTAACGGTGCAGGATAATACCCCACAAGTAACGTTGTTTGGGGTGAAAAGACGATCCCAAGCGTACCGAGAAGGTTTTTATTACTTAGCGACCAATGAACGCCAGTTGCAGACAGTCAGTTTTGGTGTAGATATTGCGGGTATTGTTTGTCAGTATGGAGATATTATTGGCCTAAACCATGCTGTGCCGCAATTGGGCCTAGCAAGTGGTCGTATTGTATCAGTTTCTGACAATATGGTTACGCTAGACAAAGAAGTCTCGCTGGCAGCGAATACGGACTATGCTATTATGATTAGTTTAGCGGCAAGCGATGTGATCATTACAAAAAATATAGTTCCCGTATCAGAAGGGGTAACGACAAACACGCTTATTGTATCATCAGCATTTGATAGCACGGCAATTCCTGTGCAATTTGATCCTTATGCAGTTGGGTTGTTAAACAAAGCAGTAAAGCCATTTCGAATTGTAAAAACGGAACGGGATGGTGACAATAGAGTAACACTTACATGTACAGAATATGATGAAGCGGTTTATGATGTGGATTATTCAAAATATCCAGTGATTGATTATACTAATCCAGTAACACTTGGGGCACCTATTAATCTGTCATTTGCTGAGATCAACTATACATCCAGTGATGGAATTAAGGTTCATATACTACGAGTCACATGGAGCATGCCTAGCAATTCATTGGCCGCCGAAAATTACTATGTGTATTATTCGACAGATAATATTACGTGGAAATTGTGGGATAAATGTACCAGTATGACGACGGATATTACAAATGTGATACCGCCAGGAACCTACTACGTCAAAGTATGCGCGGCGAAAAGTGGCGTAAATTCCGGGTATGTTTCAGGGAATATCGACTTAACGGGCGGGGATGCACCGCCTAATGATGTTACCGGCCTTACGGCAACAAAAATCACATCTAACACCACCCAGGTAAAATTGTCATGGGCAGCCAATACGGATATTGACCTGAAAGGGTACCGGGTGTATGTCAATGGCGTCCTGCATAGTAATATTTTGACAGATACGACCTACACATACACTGCCGATCAATCCGGACAGTACACGTTTGCCGTGGTGGCCGTGGATAACAGCGATAACGAGTCCGCAAACCAGGCGACCGTGACGGACGTGATTACCTGCGAACCTGCCGACGTGACGGGATTTACCGTACAACAGAGTGATGCGGACCGATCCATTGCCGTATTTAACTGGGCGGCGAACAAAGAAGTCGATCTATCTTACTATGAAATACGAGTCGGCGATACGTGGGATACGGGGATAGTCCTTGTTACCAAAACAAAAGCAACTACGGCGCGCTATACGCTGCCGTCTTCGGGCAGTTATACGTTTTGGATCAAAGCCAGTAATGCCGAAGGGTTTTACAGTGCCAATGCGGCCCAGCTGGTGGAACAAGTCACGCTGGAACCGGATGCGGTCACCGGTCTGGCTATGGCACAATCCACACAGGATAAATCCAAAGCGACGCTGTCCTGGTCGGCACCGGCGGGAGGCGATATTGCCTATTATGCGGTGAAGTACGGAACGTCCTGGGATGCGGGCACGTTGGTGGCGAAAACAAAAGAAATCAAGCTTACGGTCGCACTGCCCGGCAACGGGACCTGGCATTATATGGTACAGGCAGTTACGGTGGCAGGCTAT